GAGCATCTGAACAGCCTCGACGAGTCGTCGATGGAGGAGATCAAGGCGGCGATCCGGTCGGTGGACTGGCTGGCGGCCTACTTCGACATTGGCGAGAAGTACATCAGGACCCGCAATCGGCGGATCAGCTACGCCTTCGCCGGCCTTCGCCACAACCTGGACAGCATCAAGTCCAAGGCCCGGATCATCGGCAACTGGACCGATGAAGCCGAGGGCGTTTCCGAGGTGGCCTGGCGCAAGCTGGTCAACACCCTTCGCGAGGAGGGCGACGGCTGGATCGCTGAGAACTGGATCAGCTACAACCCGGAAAGCGCGGAGAGCGCGACCCATAAGCGGTTCGTGGCCAACTCGGCGCCTGACTGCATCGTCACGACGGTCAACTGGCAGGACAATCCCTGGTTCCCGAGCCTGCTCAACGCCTCGCGGCTTGAGGATCTGAGGCTTAGGCCTGAGACATACGATCACGTCTGGGGCGGCGAGTTCCTGACCCGGACTGAGGCGCAAATCTTCGCCGGCAAGTTCGTGGTCGAAGAGTTCGAGCCCGCGGCCGATTGGGATGGGCCCTATCAGGGCCTCGACTTCGGCTTCGCCCAGGACCCCACCGGCGCCCTGCAGGTCTATGTGCACGACGGACGGCTCTGGATCCGGCGCGAGGCCGGGCGGACGAAGCTGGAGCTGGACGCCACCACGCCGCATCTGCTGGAAGCCATGCCGGGCTTTGAGCGCCACACGACCAGGGCCGACAGCGCCAGGCCCGAGAGCATCAGCTACCTCAAGCGCCACGGCCTTCCGCTGATCGAGGCGGTCGCAAAGTGGCCCGGCAGCGTCGAGGATGGGGTCGAGTTCATCAAGTCCTTCGCCGGGGTTGTAATACATCCCGACTGCGACCAGACGGCCCGCGAGTTCCGCCTCTACAGCTACAAGGTCGACCGTCTCACCGACGAGATCAGGCCCATCATCGTTGACGCCCACAACCACTACATCGACGCCCTGCGGTACGCCCTCGCGCCGATGATCAAGGCCGGGGCCGTCTACCACATCAACGCCATGGCCTGACGGAGGGCAGATGCAGCCATCTTTCCGCCGCACCGGCCGCCCTGGCGGTCTGACTATGGACGGCCTGTCGAACGTCATCTCTGGCGTCGGCGGGGCCCGGGACAAGCGCAGCTTCGACACCTACACGCTCAGCCTGGTGAACATCGCCGAGGTGGAGAGCGCGTATCGCTCGTCCTGGCTTGTGCGCAAAATCCATGACCTGCCCCCATCGGACATGACCCGGGCCTGGCGCAACTGGCAGGCTGAAGGCGCCCAGATCGAGGCCATCGAAGCCGAGGAGCGGCGCCTCGCCCTGTCGGCCAAGGTCCGCAAGGCCTTGCTTTGGGCCAGGCTCTATGGCGGCGCGGCGCTGGTCCTGGGNCTGCCNGGCAAGCCNGAGGAGCCGGCCGGCAAGGTCGGCAAGGGNGGGCTGTCCTACATCCANGTCCTGACCCGNCANCAGGTCCAGATCGAAGACATCGAGCGCGACCCGCTGTCGCCNCTGTTCGGCCAGCCCACGAGCTATCAGCTGACCGGATCGACNCGCCAGGCCAANGTGCANCCCTCNCGCGTCATCCCCTTCATCGGNCAGGCCCTGCCGGAAGGCGTGGTCGGGGTCCAGACGCAAGAGACCTTCTGGGGTGATCCGCTCTATCAGATCGTCCGCGACGCCGTGACCAATGCCGACCTGGCGCAGAACGCCACGGCGAGCCTTATCCACGAGGCCAAGGTCGACACCCTCAAGATCCCCAACCTGTCGGCCAACCTGTCGTCGGCTGAGTACGAGACCCGCCTGATCAGCCGGCTGAACACGGCCAACCTCGCCAAGTCGATCCTGAACACTCGCATTCTCGACGCGGCCGAAGAGTGGGATACGCGCCAGCTGTCGTTCACTGGCCTGCCCGACCTGATCGACAAGTTCCTGCAGATCGTCGCCGCTGCGGCCGACATCCCGGTGACCCGCCTCCTGGGCACGTCTGCCAAGGGCCTCAACGCCACGGGCGAGGGCGACAACGACAACTACGACGAGATGATCGCGGCCCGGCAGGAAACCGACCTGAAGCCCGCCCTGGACCGCCTCGACGTCTTCCTGGTCCCGTCGGCCCTGGGATCGACGCCGGCCTCGGTCCATTACCGCTTCGCCGCCCTGGAGACGCCTGATCCGAAGGAAGAGGCCGATATCCAGCATAAGCACGCCGAGACGGCCAAAATCTATGCCGAATCCGGCCTTGTCCCGCTCCCGGCCCTGGCGCTGGCGGTGCAAAACACCCTGATCGAAGGCGCGGTCTATCCCGGCCTCGAAAAGGCCCTGGAAGACACCGCCGCCAAGGTCGGCCTGCCCATCGAGATGTTCAAGGCGCTGCTTGCCGCTTGGCAGGCCGGAGCCGCGCCGCAAGAGGCCCTGTTCACTCGGCTGAGCGAGGCCGGCCTTCTGCCCAAGGGCATGAGCTTCGACGCCTTCCGCACCGCCATCGAGGAAGAGGGCGGCGGCATGGGCGCGATGGATGAGCCCGACGGCGAGGATGACCCCGAGGGGCCGGGCGAGGAAACCGACCCGCAGGCCCCAGCCGCGATCGCTGATGCCGAACCGCGCACGCTCTATGTGAGCCGCAAGGTCCTGAACGCCTCAGAGATCATTGCCTGGGCCAAGTCGCAGGGCTTCGCCACCACGGTCCCGGCCGATGAGCTTCACGTCACGGTCGCCTATAGCCGGGCGCCGGTGGACTGGATGAAGGTCGAAGAGGACTGGAGCGCGACGAAGGAGGGCAACCTCACGGTCAGTGCCGGCGGTCCTCGCATGGTCGAAGCCCTGGGCGACAAGGGCGCCGTGGTCCTGATGTTTGCCTCGAGCGCGCTCGCCTGGCGGCATATGACCATTCGCAAGGCCGGCGCGACCTGGGACTATCCCGAATACCAGCCTCACGTCAGCATCACCCACGCCGGCGCGGACCTGGACCTCGCAACCGTCGAACCCTATCGCGGTGTGATCGAGCTTGGTCCGGAAGTGTTCGCGGAGCTGAACGAGTCCTGGTCTGAAGGCCTCGCCGAACAGTGAGCGACACGCGCCAGACCATCATCGACCTGGCCGTCGGCCATCGCATCGGGTTGGGCCGCTACAGCAACTTCGTGGTGCGGCGGGTCATCTCGCAGCTCAACCGCGTCGAGCGAGACGTCGTCGCCAGGATCGCGGCCTCGGAGCCTGACACCCTCGCTCTGGGCCGCCTGGAAGTCCTGCTCGAAGGTATCCGCGACCTGATCGCCACCGGCTGGCAGACCATCGGCCGGCGTTTCGAGGGCGACCTCGCCGAACTCTCCGACGAGGAGGCCCTGTTCGCCACCCGCTTGGTCCGCCTCGGCGCCGCAGGGGGGCGGGGCGTCTTCTCCCCGGTCCCGCAACCGACTATGGTCTGGGCCGCGGTCCAGGCCCGGCCGTTCCAAGGGCGATACCTGCGGGAATGGCTGAGCGGCGCTGAGGAGGGCACGGCGCGCCGGGTCAGGGAGACGATCAGGACCGGCGTCATCGAAGGCCAGACCACCTCGCAGATCGTCCGGGCCATTCGAGGAACCCGGGCCCTGCGATATCGAGACGGCGCCATGGAGATCAGCCGGCGCGGCGCAGAGGCCATGGTCAGGACCGCGATCACGCACACATCGGCCGTGGCTCACGAGGAGACCTATCGCCAGGCCGGCGGGATCGTCAAAGAGGTCGAATGGGTTTCGACCCTCGACAGCCGGACCACGCTGATCTGCGCCAGCCGCGATGGAAAGCGATACCCGGTGGACAAGGGCCCGCGCCCCCCGGCGCATGTCGGATGCCGGAGCGTCACGGTCCCNGTCCTCGCCAAGATCGAAGGCGTGGCCGAGNTCAACCGCCAGACCTATCCCGAATGGCTGCGGAANCAGCCNAAGGNCGTGCAAGACGACATCCTAGGCGCCACCCGGGCCAAGCTGTTCCGCTCCGGCGAGATCGAACTCGACCGCTTCGTCGACCGCAAGGGNGTGACCCTGACCCTGCCGGAGCTTCGCGACAGAGACGCTTCCGCCTTCAGCCGGGCGGGCCTACAGTGAGGCCGTGGAGAAGCGGCCCCCGTTCNAGGTCATAGACGGCACGCCNGCNCCNGACACCGCCCTGGAGCGGCGCCGGGCNAGGATGCGCGCTTCAGCGGCCAAGACGCCCTTCCTGATCCGGTGCCATCGCTGCACCGGCAACACCATGATCGAGGCCAAGACCGGCCTGGAGAGCATGAACGGCAAGCCCCGAGGCGGTCAGAAGGCGTTGATCTGCGCCACATGCATGGCCCGCGGCGAGTTCGTCATCGTCACGCCCTAGCCGACACCGGCTCTCTGACCATCCCCGACACACGCGTCGGCCGCCGCGCTCCTGAGTATGGCGTCTACAGGACCATGCTGAGCCGCTGCTACAACCCCAACGTCGAGCGGTACCCCAGGTATGGGGGCCGCGGCATCGCGGTTTGCGACAGGTGGCGCGGACCCGCCGGATATCCGAACTTCCTGAAAGACATGGGCCGTCGCCCCAGTCCCAAACACTCAATCGATCGCCGCGACAATGACGGGCCTTACGCCCCTGAAAACTGTCGATGGGCGACCGCCGTAGAGCAGCGACACAACCGCTCAGACTAGCCGCTTCGGCGGCGCCTAGCGAAGGGAGCCGCCCACCATGAAGTTCACCGACACAGCCGTCATCGACAGCGTGCGCCGCACGCGAGATGGCTACCTCGCGGCGAGCGCGAAGACGGCCCGCACCGGCATCCAGATCTATTCAGGGCGAGAGGTCGATCCCGACAATACCCACGGGCTAAGGGACCGGGCTCAGGTCCGCGTCTATCGCTCGCCGGAGGCGGTGTTCAATAAGGACACCCTGGCGTCGATGGCGCACCGGCCGGTCACGGTCGGGCACCCAAATGAGATGGTCGACTCCAAGAACTGGAAGCGCCACAGCGCCGGCATAACCGGCGATGAAGTGGCGCGGGACGGCGAGTTCGTCCGCGTTCCGCTCATCCTGATGGATCAGGCCGCTATCGATCGGTACGAGGCCGGCGAGCGGGAGCTTTCATGGGGTTACACCTGCGATTTGCGGTTTGGCGACGGCATGACGCCTGAGGGCGAGGCCTTTGACGCCGAACAGGTCAACATCTCCGCAAATCACCTTGCCACCTGTCGCCATGCGCGCGGTGGCCCCGAACTCCGTCTTGGAGACAACCGCAACGCCAAAGGAGATAAGACCGTGGCGACGAAGACGATCCTGGTGGACGGCCTCATGGTCGAAGTCACCGACGCG